AGGCGCCGCGCTCGACGGCCTCAAGGCTGTTCGGGTTGTGACAGCCACCACTTCGGCCGCAGCCAGTAATGACCCTGGCCGCGCTCGCTCATCATCCACGCGATCATCGGGGGCATGACAGGCCCTATGAAATCGGGATAAGGTCGCCAGCATTCGGTCAGCTCCAAGGGACCGGCTTTCCGCCGGTTAGGCCTCCTCGGAGCAAGTTGGCCCATGGCCATCGACGGCGTCGAACGCATCTTCACCTTCAAGGGTGACGGCGGAACCCCCAACACATACGACCCCGGCGATCCCGACACCTACCGCCAATTCATCCACGCGATGATCACCGACAGCCGCGACTATGAGAATAGCGTGCTGGCGCCCAAGCGCGACGAAGCGCAGAAATATTACTACGGCATGCTGCCGAACCTGGGCGGCCTCACCGGCTACAGCGACACGCTGATCGTCGAGGACCCCAACGCCACCTATGAAGAGATCCTCGGCCCGACCGAGGGCCCGTCGAAAAGCTCCTTCATCTCGACCGACGTGCGCGACGCCATCCTGATGATGCTGCCATCCCTGGTGCGCATCTTCGCCGCGTCCGAGAACGTGGTCAGCCTCGTCCCGCGCAGCCCCCAGGACGACGCGATGGCCGAGCAGGCGACCAACTACGTCAATTATGTTTTCTGGCAGGATAACGCGGGCTTTTTGACCCTCTACGGCGCGTTCAAGGATGCGCTCACGGTCAAGACCGGCTTCGTCAAATGGTGGACCGACAACACCCAGACGACGAAGAGCAAGCAGTTCCAGAACATCACCATGGAACAGCTCCAGATGCTGATGTCCGAGGACCCGAGCGCGGAGGTCGTGCCCGGCACGCTGAAGCAGAACGCGACCGGCGGCATCGACGTCACCATCAAGGGAACCGAGAACAAGCCGATCACCCGCGTCGAGGGCGTGCCGCCGGAAGAGATGCGCCTCGACCGCTACGCCAGGACCTTCGCCAAGTCCCGCCTCGTCGGCCACGAACGCATCGTCTCCATCGACGACCTGACCGCGATGGGCTACCCGCGCGACCTCGCCGCGAACTACCTGCAGACCCAGGACGTCCACAACTTCACCATGGAGGCGATGATCCGCAATCCAGGGCGGGGCATGTCGACCCGCGTCGGCGACGGCGTCATGTATGGCGAGTGGTACATCCGCGCCGACAACGACGGCGATGGCGTCGCCGAGCTGCGCTACGTCTGCACGATGGGCGAGGACCACGCCATCGTCCGCGACGAGCCCGCCAACCGGATCAAGGTCGCCCTGTTCTCGTGCGACCCGATCGGCCACACGCTGGTCGGCGACAGCATCGCCGACCTCACCACCGACATCCAGCGCATCAAGACCAACATGACGCGCGGCGTCCTCGACAGCCTCGCCGAGAGCATCAATCCGAAGACGGTGGTCAACGAGCTGGTGACCAACCTCGACGACGCGCTCAACGACGACCTGGGCGCGGTCATCAGGACCAGGGGCGATCCCGGCGCAGCCGTGCAATTCGCCACGACCCCCTTCGTCGGCCAAGCCGCGCTGCCGGTGCTCGAGTACCTGGACGCCGTGCAACAGCGCCGCACCGGCCTCTCGGACGCCGCCAGGGGCCTCGACCCGAAGGCCCTGCAATCGTCGACCATGATCGGCGTCGAGGCGGTCATCAACGGCCAGCAGGAGCGCACCGAGCTGGTGGCGCGCGTCCTCGCCGAGACCGGCTTCCGCGATCTCTTCCACGGCCTGTTCAACGAGATCGTCGAGAATGAGAACCAGAGCCGCACGCTGCGCATCAACGGCTCCTGGCAGACCTACCACACGTCGATGTTCGACGCCGACATGTCGGTCGAGGTCAACCCGACGCTCGGCAAGGGCAGCGACACCGTGCGGATGATGACCCTGCAGCAGATCAAGCAGGACCAGATGATGGTCTTCCAGCAGTTCGGGCCCTCGAACCCGGTGGTCGGCATCCCCGAGATGGTCAACACGATCACCGACATGCTGTCGCTCGCCAACATCAAGAACGTGTCGCGCTACTTCAAGATGCCGACGCCCCAGCAGCTCCAGCAGATCGCCACGGCGCCGAAGGAGCCCGACGCGATGACGATCGCCGCGATGGCCAACAACGAGCGGGTGAAGATGCAGACCGCCAAGTCGATCGGCGATCAGCAGTTCAACGCCCAGAAGCAGGCCCAGGACGAGGCCTTCCGGCAGAAGAAGCTCGCCCAGGAGGCGGCCTACGAGGCCGACAAACTCCGCGTGCAGGAAGTGCAGCAGGCGCTCGACCATCAGGTCGACATGGCCCAGGTCGTCGTCGACATGGCCAAGGCCGCCGCGCCAAAACCATCGGGCGGGGACACGCCGTGAAGGAGGTCGAGGTAAAGACATCGCGTGGATCGCTGGAGAGCTTCGGCTGGCAGCGGCGCGCCGACCTGGATACGGCGTCGGGCGATGTCTACGAGGGCCCCAACGGCGAGCTGAAGATAGTCCCGAAGGGGAGCAAGCCGGAGATGGTCCGGCTCCAAGCCAAGCCGCCGAGCCTCCGCGACTTGCCGGAGGGCTAATTGCGCAGTATTTATCCAAGCAACCCGTAGAGTTGTCACGGGGACAACTTGGTTGCCGATGACATCATGTCGGCGCTGGGCAATAGAGAAAAGATCGAGAACCTAAGCGAGCGCCGCGAACTCTCGGACGCCGCCAGGGCTCTGCTTGCCGATCAGGCTTTCGGCTACGTCTACCGCCAGCTCCGCAACCAATGGTTCAACGAGCTGCTCGACCAACCCCACGCGAGCGTGCGCCAAGATGAGGCGGCGGCCCGCCTGAGGGCCCTCGACCTGATCCCGGTGGCGCTCAGCAACCTCCTCGGAAACTACCGCGTCGACGCGCAGAAGAAGGCCCGCAATGGCTGAAGGTCTCGACGAGGCCCGCGAGGCCTTCGCAGTAGAAATCCCCCAGGCCGAGCGCCCGCGCGATCAGTCGGGCAAGTTCGTCTCGACCAGCAGCAAGCCCGAGCCGATCTTCCAGCCGCGCGAGGTCGAGGGCGACGAGTTCGGCGACACCTCGGACGGCGGCCCCGATCCGCGCCTCCTCGAACACGAGCAGCGCGTCGCCGACGGCCGAGGCGAGGACGAGCCGCCGCCGAAGCCCAAGAAGGGCGCCAACGACAACACCGAGACGGCGAACGACAACGAGCCTCCGAAGCCCAAGCCCGAGGAGGAGGAGGAGGACCCCGACAAGCCCAAGGCCGAGGAGGACGACAGCCCCCGCTACAAGGTCCAGGTCGACGGCGACGAGGTCGAGGTCAGCCTCAACGAGGCGCTGAAGGGCTACCAGCGCGAGGAGACATTCAACCGCCGCATGAGCCAGATGGTCGAGGTCGCCAAGACCATCGATCAGCGCGGCGCGGAGGCCCATCAGGCGCGCGAGGCCTACATCCAGCTCTGTCAGCGCCAGGAGGAAGAGTTCCAGGCCCTGATCCCCAAGGAGCCCGACTGGGACGCCCTCTACAAGGCCGATCCTGCGGGCGCCCACCAGCTCGAACAGAACTACCGCCACGTCTACGGCACGCTCAACGCCATCCGCCAGCGCCGCGCCCAGGCGCAGCAGCACGCCTATCAGCAGAGCGCGCAGCAGTCGGCCGCCTATGCGGCGGCCGAGTTCGACCGGTTCAAGGCGCGCAACAAGCTCGCCAACCAGACCGAGGTCGACCACGCCATCCAGGGCATGCGGCGCACCTTGCTGGCGCATGGGTTCACCGACGACGAGATCGGCTCGACCTACGACGAGCGCATGCTCTCGGTCGCGCTGAAGGCGTCCAAGTACGACAAGATGGTCGCCAACAAACCCTTCCCGGTCCAGCCGGAGCGCAACGGCGCGCTCCAGCCGGGCTCGGCCCAGCGCGTCGGCAATGGGGCTGCGCGCGGCATGAACGACGCGATGCGGAAGCTTCAAGCCACCGGTCGCGTCGACGACGCAGCGGGCGTGTTCGCCCAAATGCTGCGGCGTCGATAGTCCAGTCTAAGGGCTGGAGCGCATAGTCTAGACCTTCGGGCTAGAGCCAATTGTCCGCCACTTACTGGCGGCGATCACTCTTGCCCGAAAGGATCACGACGGTGCCAAAGGTTACGAACGCCTTCACTACTTATCAAGCTCAAGCCAACCGAGAAGACTTGAGCAACGCCATCTACAATATTGACCCATTCGACACGCCGGTCATGTCGGCTATTCGGAGGCGCAATGTAAAGAACCGCATCTTCGACTGGCAGACTGAGTTCTTGCCGCTCGTTAATCTTGCCAACGCCCAGGTCGAAGGTTTCGCCCTGGCGAATGGACCGTCCCAGCCGACCATCCGCCGCAACAACGTCACTCAGATCAGCGAGCGCGACGCGACCGTGTCTGGCTCGCAGGAGGAGGCGGACGCGGCGGGCAAGGGCTCGGAGATGGCCCACCAGATGGCGCTCGCGGCCAAGGTCCTGAAGAGCGACATGGAGAGCATTCTCTGCTCTCGCCAGCAGCGCAACGACGGCAACGACACCGGCCCCGCCGCCAGGACGACCGAGGCGTTCGCGCATTGGCTCGGCCGCGCCGTCGACAAGAACTCAACGACCGCCGCCGCGATCGCGCCGGGCACCGTCACGACCGCCCTGCCGGTCCTCGCCACCGACGCCTTCGCGGCGGTCGCGGCGGGCTCGCAGGTGTCGCTCACCGAGCAAATCCTCGGCGATGCGATGCAGCAGGCCTACGTCAACGGCGGCTCGCCCACGATGTGGATCGTCCCGCCGGGCCCGAAGCGCACCATCTCGACCTTCACCGGCCGCTCGACCTCGCAGGTCCTGGTCGGCAAGACCGAGGTCGTCTCGACCATCGATGTGATCGCGACCGACTTCGGCCGCGTGAAGGTCGCGCCGTCGCGCTGGCTCGCGCCGGATGTCGGGCTCCTGATCGATCCTGACTATGCGGCCGTCGCCTTCTTCCGCGCCTTCAGGCAGCTCCTGATGGCCCGCGTCGGCGACGCCGAGACGCGCATGATCGTCTGCGAGTGGGGCCTGGAGATGCGCAACCCGCTGGCGCACATCCTGTTCAACGGCATCAAGAAGTGACCGAGCGCCGCACGACGTACCAGCACCGGGACGGCGTGCGGCGCACGCTCATCACCGACGACGACCGTCCCGAGCAGATGGTCGTCCACACCGAGCAGCAGCTCGACGAAATCCTCGCGAGCGTCGAGCGCGACCGCGAGACGATGTCTCACAACGGCGTGAACAAGCTCCTCGCTCGCATTCCGATCGAGGTCTACGAGCGCGGCGTTCGCGAGCAGTGGGACGAGCGGGACTGGGACCGCTGGCTCAACAGCGCCGAGGCGATCCCCTTCCGCATCTGGCAGGGCCGCGTCTGATGGCGGGCTGGGACGAC